CCTCGAACTGCAGCAGCGGGATGCGGTTGCCGAAGACGTCGAGCGGCAGCCGCTCGAACACCGCATAGGCGAGCCCGCGATAGGCCGGGGCGTTGCCTGCCCCCTGCTTCGCCTCGATCAGCGGGTCGGGCGCCTGCCCGCCCGTGCCGCGATGGATACGCATCTCGATGCCGGAAAGGTCGAGCTCGCGACCGTCGGCCCAGACCCGGCGCACGCCGGCGATCGGGCCCTCGCAGATGCCGACGGCGACATTGGCGAAATAGCGGAAGGTCTCGACGCGCGCGCCGCCGCCCGCCTTGCCGCCCTGGCGCTCGACGGACGTCTCCTCCTCGAAGCGCGTCGCCCAGATCAGCGTGCCGCCGACGCGGGCCGTGCCGTAGACGCGGCTCACCGCCGTGCCCTCGTCGGCGCCGGGGATGCGCGCATCGCCCATGCGCGCACCCGACACCGTCGCCGTGCCGGCGATCAGCGCGCGGTCGACGGCCGAGCCGGCAAGCGCGCCGGCCGCCCGGCCGAGGATCGCGCCGAAGGGACCGAACAGGCCGCCGAGAGCCGCGCCGGCCGCCTGGAGAAGAAGCGTTGCCATGGCTTAGGGGTACTCCGGAAAACGGAAGACGCCGGCGATCCGCCGCCGCCACGATGGCACAAGCGGCGATTCCACCACCGCCGCCTGCTCATAGGCATGGATGAAGCGTTCGCCGGGCGTGGCGATCCCCGCATGTTTCGCAGCCGCCCCCGCCTGCCAGCGGAAGATCAGGAGATCGCCCGGCCGCAGCGCGCGAACCGGCAGCGCCGCGCCGCAATGGCGGGCGGCGGCGAGAAGCAGCCGCTCCTCCCCCGCCCGCTCCGCCCAGTCCGGCGCATAGGGCTCCGGCACCTCCGGCTCGCGCCCGTAGAGCTCGCGCCACACGCCGCGGACGAGCCCCAGGCAATCGCACCCCACGCCCTTCCGCGATCCCTGGTGCCGGTAGGGCGTGCCGATGAAGGTCCGGGCGATGGCGACGATGCGGGTGGCGTGCGCCGCAGCGTCACTCATAAAGCACCCGCCCGTCATGCACCGTGTCGCCGTCCGCGTAGCCATAGGCGAAGTCGCTGCCCGGCATGTGCGGGAAGCCACGGAAATTGAGGCCGTTGCCGAACCGCTCCCGGCACGTCGAAAACCGCTTGTCGCAGCCCGCCGTCACCCGCACCGTGTCGCCGGCCTTGACACCCGCCGGCATCGGCAGCCAGAGCGTCAGCTCGCTTGCGCCGCCCGGCCGGCGATGATCCTCGATGTCGGCGGCAAGCCCGTCCGCCGCGCCGCTCGTGAAGACGAGCAGGCCATAGCGGAAGAACCGCTCGGCAAAGCCGGAAAGTCCCGAGACGCGCAGGCGCATCTCGTCGAGCACCGCGCTCACCGTCGCCGTCGCCCGGTGGTCGGCGGACGTGGCGTCGATCCCGCAGCGGGCGTCGCCGAACACCGCGTCGCAGCGGTGGCCGTAGACCCGGCCGCGCACCGCGTCGAGCCGGTGCGTGAGCCGCCTGAGCTCCGCCTTGAACAGGTCGCCCTCGCGCCGCACCTCGCCGAGCTCGGCGCTGCGCAGCAGGAGCCGTTGCGACGGGCTCTGCCAGTTGACGAGATAGACCTCGACGCCCGCCCCGTCGTAGCGACCGGCGGCGAGGTCCTCCGCACGGATCGCCTCGGCCGAGAAGCCGCCCGCCACCTCGCCGCCCTCGGCGGAAAGCCCGTTGCCGTCCTCGGCCTCGCTGGCCTCGAAACCGCTCGCCGCCGCATAGACGGTGCCGCCGAAGGCAAGGTCGCGGTCGTGGTCGGTGAAGCCGATTACGGTGCCGTCGCGCCGGCTCACCCGCCAGGCGTGGCAGAGCGTCGTCGCGCCGCCGTCGAGATGGGCGGCAAGTGCTGCCGGAAGCGTCCTCATGGCCGGATCTCCACCAGCGGGATCGAGGGAATGCGCCCCGCCTCGAACTGCGTGAGGTCGATGTCGATGCGATCCGTGTCGAAGCGCACCGGCACATCGAACTCGAAGCCCGCCCGGATCGTGCCCGAGGCCGGCACCTTGCCCGCCTTGAAGGTCACCACGCCCGTCGCGGCGTTCACCGTGTAGTCCGCCGCCGGCACCGCCGCGCCGCCGACCGTGAGCACGACCGTGCCCGCCACCGGCTTGTCGATGATCCGCACCGTCTCCCCGCCCGCATCCGCATAGCGCTTGACGAGCTGGAAGGCGGACTGATCGCCGTCGCCGGTGCCGATCCGCTGGTCGGAGGCCGAGACAGGCGCACCCGGCGAGCCGGACCGGTGATCGACCGGGTCGCGGAAGCGGAAGCCGTAGAACTGCCCGGCGCGCGCCTCGAAGAAGGCGAGCACCGCATAGAGATCGTCGATCGAGCGCACGCCGGAGCCGGCATCGTAATGCCGCCGCGCGTCCTGCCATCGCCGGTTGCGGTTCTCCCGCCCGTTGGAAAGCCCGACGATATCCGTCCGCCGGACCGGTCCGCCGCTCGTGCCGAGCGCCACCCGGAGCGGAAACCGCACCTCATGAAATCCCGCCATTGCCGTCTCTCCGATAAATGCCTCTGCGCCCCCTCATCCGGCTGCCGCCAGCCCCTCACAAGCTCCGCTGTCCGCGTCCCACGGCGCGCGTCAGCATGGCGGCGATCTGTCCTTCGGACTTGCGGAAGCTAGCCGCGTCCTGCGCCGTCACGTTGAAGACGATGCGCGGCCCGCCGCCGTCCGCGGCCACGCCCAGCGCCCCGTCCGGCCCGCGCTTCAAGGGCAGGATCGCCTCCGCCCCCGCCTCGCCCATCAGCCCGAGCCCGCCGCCCGAACCGAAATAGCTGGGCGAGGCCACGACGCCGCCCTTGGCGAAGGGCGTCGCCTTGCCGATCAGCTCCGACACGCCGGCCGAAAGCAGCCCCTGCAGCGGCTTCAGCCCGGAGGACAGGGCGATGTCGCTCATCCTCAGCGCCAGCCCGCGCAGCACGCTCTCCAGCCCCTTGCCGTCGACCGCGGCCCCCTTCAGCGCCCCGGTCAGCGCCGCGCCGAAGGCGCGCGAGCGCGTCTCCAGGTCGTCGAACACCGCCGTCAGGTGCTCCGCATCCCGCGCCGTCGCGGCAAGCGGGGTCTCGTCCGTCTCGGCCATCTCTCAATCCTCCGTGTCGGGAAAGGCGCGCATCAGCGCCGCAAGCGCGCCGCGCCCCGGCGCCTCGGCCGGCGGCCGCCGGAGCCCCAGCGCATGGGCGAGCTCCACCGGCGTCATTCCCCAGAAATCCTTGGGCGCAAGCCGCATCCGGCAGAGCCCGGCGTGAAGCACCGCCTCCCAGGGGAAGGCGGGTCTCTCGCCGCTCAGGCCGGATGCGGCGGCGGAGGGTTTTCGCCGCCCTCCCCGCCGCCGAAGGTCGCGTCCAGAAGGGCCGCGACGACGCGCACCAGCTCCGCCAGCCCGCCCGCCGCCGCCATCCCGGCGACATCCTCGTCGGAAAACAGGTTGCCGCCGCCGCGAAGCCCCGCGCCGATGATGCGGATCAGGTCGCCGGCCTTCAGCCGACCCGAGGTGAACCGCTCCGCAAGCCCGAAAAGGCTGTCGACGGCGAAAACCGTCTCCAGCTCGGCGAGCGCGCCGAGCGTCAGGCAGAGCACCCGCCGCTCGCCGTCGAGGACGGCCTCGATCTCGCCGCGCCGCCGGTTCGCCCGCGCGCCCATCACAGCGCCCCGAAGGTCAGCGCGCCCGCCGATTCGAGCGCGATCTCGAACAGCACCTCGCCGTCATGCGCGCCCGAATAGTCGAGCGCGGCGATCTGGAACGGGCCGGCGATCGTGCCGAAATCGGGGATGACGATCTGCCAGGCGGCGATCGTGCCGGCGAAGAAGCGCGTGCGCACCAGCCCGTCGGAGGCCTGGTCCTTGAAGATGCCGCTGCCGCTGACGGCCGCCCGCTGCACGCCCGCGCCGCCGAGAAGCTCGCGCCAGCGCCCGGCCGATTCCCCGTCCGTCACGTCGACGAGCTCGGCATTGAACGACAGGCGCTTGGCCCTCAGCCCCGCGACGGTCGCGTAGCCCGCGCCGTTCTCGATCTTGAGGAGCAGGTCCCGCCCCTTCTGCGCCACCATGGCAAAATCCTTTCCGTGGGTTAGACTGAAGGTTCCGTCACCGCGCGAAAGCGCATCTCGGCGCGGTGGAAGCGCGTGCCGCCGTTGCGGGCAAGCCGCGTGTCGCGATGGAAGAGCAGGACGAGATGATGCCCGTCGAGGGCGAGCGCCGCGTCGTCCAGCGCCGCCCGCACCGCCGCGGCGATCGCCTGCGCCTCGCGGTGCCCCGCCGCCTCGGACCAGACGTCCAGCGTCACGACATGCTCCTCGCCGGCCTCGCTCGCGGTGGAGCGGTCGGCGCTGTCGATGGCGGCGATGACGACGCGCGGCCCGGCCGCCCGCGCAAGCAGGCGGTCGACGACGCCGTCCGCGCCGACGAGCGCGGCAAGCGCCGCGTCGCCCGAAAGTTTCGCGAAGATCGCCTTCTGCAGGGCCTGCGCCGCGCTCATGGCCGTTCCTCCTCGCAGTCGCAGAGCGTGTAGCGCCCCGTCTCGTCGGGGTCGCGGCAGAGGCGGATCGCAAAGAGCCGCGTGCCCTTGCGCAGCCG